ACTTCGTATTTTGCACCTTCGGCGACGATCGCAAGCGCACCTTCGCGAAGGTCCGAACGGACCGTATTGCATACTAGGGCGTTGGCGCCGATCGCAGCGGCAGCCTTCAGCTTCGTTTGTTCGGTCCATAAGGGCCAGTTAAACGAAGTCGCGAACTTGTTAAACATAGTCGCGACATGGCGCCGAACGTCGCCTTCGTCGTCAAACAAAAACGATCCCGACCAAGAGCGTTTGGGAAGGCTTGCGAGCGATATCCGTTGCTCTTTCCCGTTGTCCGCCGTTAGCGTTTCGCTGGAATGAACCCAACGTTCCGTTATGTCGGTTTCGGGATTTTGCAACAGGATATCGAACGACATGTTACCCGCCCATCATTTGCTTAACGTCCGACTTGCGACGGGCGATTACGTTCATAATCACTTCTTCGCCGTCTTCGCTGTCTATTGCGCCAAGGAAGGACTTTTCGTCGAAAAGGTTAACGATCTTCGGGTTTACCGATACGCTCGCCCCGCCGCCGTTCTTATCGCTCGCCCGCTGTTGCGCAGGGGTTTCGATCGTGACGCGCTCGCCGCGCGAAACGTTCATGTTGATGTTGTTGCGGTCGACGCCTGCCTTCCCGTCAACAACGAAGGCGCCGCCGTTCTGATAGCTGCCCACATTGGTTGACGCGATCTTTGCGACCGTCATGCCCGTTTTGAGCGCGACGGCGGCAGCCGCGACGAAGTTCCATGGCGGGGGAGCCGACGCAAGCGCCTTTTGCGTCGCAACGAAGCCGTCGATAGTCGCCTGCGCGATTGCCGCCGCCTTGTTGATCGCGCCGATTGCGCCGTTGCCGCCTTTCGTAACGTCGGCAAGTGCGCCGAAGAAGTCCGACGCCGCCCCTAGACGCTGTTCGTCCGCCTTGATTTGAAAAGCAAGCTTCGCCCGCTGCGCTTGTTCTTCGTTCAGCACGTCCATTTGCCGAAGCCTATCGATTTCAGCATAAACCGCCGTCTTGCTATCTAGCAACTGCTGTTGCTGAAGGATCGGATCGACAACCGACGCGGTTTGCTGCTGAACGAACTGCTGTTGCTGAAGCGCGTCGTTACGCCGCATAAGTGCGTCAACTTCGGCGTTCACGCCTGCAACGTACGTCGTCGAAAGGTTCGGGTATTGGGAAAGAAGCTGTTGCCGAATTTGATCGTAATAATTCGCCTGCTGAACTGCCTTGCCGTACAACGTCGAAGCGTTTTCGGCTTTGCTCATTTCTTCCTTTAGCCGCATGAACGGATCAATCGCTTCGGCGTACGTACGCGAGGCGTTACCGACTTCGCGCGCGTAATCCTGTTGCGTAATCTTACCATCGGCAAGCAACTTGTTCGCAGCCGCAAGCGTCGCGGTGTACGTCCGAAGCGGCCCGGTTGAAGCTTCGTAAATGCGGTCGACTTGTGATTGAACTTCGGCGTAATCCCGAATTGCCCTAACCTTCTTTTCAATTTCAGCACGTTCAGTCTGCGAAAGAGTGATCTTCTTCGCCGCAAGCTGCTGTTCGATTTGATCCATGCGTTGCGAAACTTCGCGTTCAGGCTTCAATTCCTGCATACGCTTCAATTCGTTATCGAGTTCAAGGTTGACAAGGCGAAGCGCCTGAGCACGGTTTTCGGCGGTATGATCGGCCTTCGCCTTCTTAGGCGTGCGGTCTGCGATGATTTCGCCAGCCTTGTCCTTCAAACGCTTATCGCGCGCGGCAATGCTGTTCTTCTCCCAATCATTGTAAAACCGCTTCATCGAACCCTTTGCTTCGTCGAACGCGCCCGCAAATTCGTCTTGCACCTTACGCGCCGTCGTGCCAGCCGCCGCCTGAAGGCGCGGAAGATGCACTTCGGAAATTTGACCAATGTTCGATCCGAAGACTTTGTTAATTCCGCCGCCGATCAAGTTAAGCAATCCGACGACTTTGTTTGCCATGCCTTCGAAATAGCCGATCGCGAGATTAGCGGCAGCTAGCGCAAAGCCGCCAAGCATCCCCGGCAAATCCTGCCAATTGTTCTTAACCGCGCGATAGGTGCCCACAAATGCAGCGTACAGCGCCGCAACGGCGTCAACGCCTCGCATTAGAACCGCCTTGAAGGCGTCAAGAAAACCTTTTTTCAGGTCCGACAAAGCGCCATCAACGCCCGTTCGGTCGACGATCGTTTGCCAAAGTCCCTTAATCATATCGCCAGCCGTAACCGACGTATCGCCAAGCTTCTTCATTTCCTTGTGCGTCAAGCCGAGTGAATTCGCGTACTTCGACGAAGCGTCCGAATTGAACTGCGATTGCACAAGCTTGAATGCACCGAGCAAGACGCCCGCCGCAATGATAAGCGGCGCGAACGGGGCGAGCAACGCAACAAGGGCACGGGCCAGCCCGCCGACGCCGATCCCGGCTTGCCCCATGATCTGCCCGATTTGCCCGCCCTGTTGAATGAAGACGGTAAGCGGGTTCTGCCCCGCCTGAAGCGAGACAATGATATCTTGGATTTGGAACCCAAGGTTCGCCATATGATGCCGCGCAAGCCCCGTGGCAGCGGTGCCCTTGTTCAGCGCGTTCGTTGTGCCGTTCTGCGCCGCTTCCTGAAGCTTGGCGGCTGCGGCGTCCTTCTCGCGAGCCTGGGCAAGCTGAAGCGTCGTGCTGCGCATTTCGGCGGTTTGGGCGGCAGCCTGCGAAGGGGTTCCGATCGCCTGGGCAACCGGGCCGGACTGTATCGACGCCGCGCGCCGGGCCGCTGCCTCGCGTTCCATCTGCGCAATCGAAGCGTCGACCATCTTCGAAATTCTGTCGCGCTGCGCAACTTCCTTCGAAAGCGTCGAAGTCGTCGCTTCGCGTGCGCTGGCAACCGAACGTTGCGCGTTCAACTCGCGATTGAGCGAAGACGTAACTTCGTCGGTTGCTGCCTTCAAGCGAGAAGCGGGCGAACTGTTGATATCGGCAAGGGCAGCCTTCAGACGCTTAACTGCGTTTTCGCCTTGATCGGCGCCCGCCGCAATCTCGCGAAGCTTTGTCGAAATCTTCGGATCAATAGCGTCGTTGATTTCAATATCAATCCGATCGTCCGCCATGAAACCCGCCCCTTAAAGCCCGCGCAATACTCGCGACTTAATCGAACCGACAAACTTCTTTGCGCGCAGTACCGAAGCTTCTACCCATCCCGAAGGCGCTTGCTTCGAACTGCCCCTTGCAAGGTTGACTATATACGGGGCATTATTCGTTAAGTAAATGACTTGTCCAGCCTTGCGCCCTTCAAGGCTGTATTTCGCAATGGAAATTGTCGCCTTCGCGCTCGCGTTTCGCGTTGATCCGCGCGAACCTTCGACATATGGCGGCAGAAACGACGGCGGACGAAAGCCGTACGATACTTGCCAGTTTGACAACGCTTGCGACGTATCGACGGGCGTTCGTTCCGACGCAAGGTCCGATACAAGGCGAATTGTCGTGTCGACTGTCAGCTTCGAAACGCGGGCGGGAAGTTCCTTGTCGATTTTGCGTACACGCTTCGCAAGGGTTTTAAGACTTCCCGCCACGCTTTCTAACCTTTCCGCCCGGCAATGTGGGCATTTCCGGCTTCTTCGGCGCCGTTTCTTTGCGCCATTTCAAATAAGCCCGGTCCATCCTTGCGATGTAAAACCAAAGGTCGTCCGATTGCCATTCGTCAAAGTCATAGTCTCTTGCGTATTCGAAACAATCCGAACGTTTTATAGGTCGGTATTCGCTCGCATCGCGTTCAAAGTCCAAATCGAACCAAGCGTTCAGGTACAGTGCAAGCCCTAGTTGCAACCTGGGAGGGTTAGCTAGGTCCGGCGGCAACGTGTCGCCGAACCTAGCGCATTCTTTGCGGGTTACGTTCGCCCTATCATCCGGCCATTTGACCGAATGAATTAGGACTTGCGCGAGTTTCCCGCCGCCTTCTCGCGTTCGGCGTCGCGGAAGTTCGCGGTCGCCTTCGCCCGCTTTTCCCAATCGTCGTACATGTCGGGCATTTCATCGAACAGGGCAATCGCGTTTTCGCGAGTGAAGGGGAGAAGATCGCTATCGGCTTCGTCGCCGGTAAGTTCCGACTTCGGCAAGTTCGTCCAGCCGAGAAGGATTGTGTCGACGAACACGTTCCGAAGGAGCGCGTTGCCTAGATCGTTGTCGAGCGTTTCGTTCGCGATTGCCGCCGAATGCGGGCGGGTTGCTTCTTCAAGCGCTTTTGCATATCGCTTGTTCGAACGCGACATACGCGCGACGCGAATTGAAATCGGCTGATTGTTGTGTTCGTTCATCGAAACGACGATATCGACGCCTTCGACTTCCTTCGTTGCGTTCGTCTTGAACGTGCTGCGAAGTCCCATTTTATTTCGTCCTTCCTAAAGAAAAAGGGGCGAGCCTAAGCCCGCCCCTATCTCTAGCCCGCTATCCGGTGCGAAGCAATGCCGCTTAGGCGTTGCCCACACTAGGGATATACGGAAAGAAGTTGAAAAGGACGGTATGCCCGAAATCGCTTTCGGCTGCGCTGTTTTCCAGCGGAACCATAATCGGCGCGTCCATTTCGATTTTCAGGCGTCCGCCGCCAAGCGCGATCAACGGGAAGTCGACAACGATTGCTTTGTTCCGCGCCGAGTAAATCGCGTCAAAGGTAACGTCGTCGTTTTCGCTAATCGAAGTCATCGGCGAGACGGTCGCGAAGTACGCCGAAAGTTCAAGGTTGACTTCGAAAACGCCCGCCGTCGTGTCGAACGCGCCAAGCGTGCCCTGCGCCTTCGCGGGCGATACGTTGTTGTTAATCTTGCCGGTCCATTCCTCGACGCGCGCGAAAAGCGGCGAGGGGTTCAGGGTGACAGGATCAACCTTCGCCATGCGAAGCCGATAGACGTTCGAAGACGTGTTAAGCGGGTCTTCCCCCAGGGCGGCGATGATCGTTCCCGACGCGGCGTTAAGCGGCCCTTCGGCCCCGGTGCGCGTGCCGTAATTGGCGCCGATCCCTGCAACGTCAACGTTCACCTTATCGGCAAGCGGCGAGTTCCAAGTAAGTTCGTTGTAAACGAACCCGTCGACGTATTCCGACTGCCGCCCGTCGTCGTCACGCCCAAGCGTACGTTCGATCGTATGGGTGAACTTAACGATATCGTCGGGATCGTCTTCGTTGCGAACGACGGTGCCGAAGAAGATGCGAAGGGTCGTACCGACGCCCGTATCTGCCCCGGCTGCAAAAGTCGTCTTGTCGAAGATGATTTGCGTCGTGTTCACGCTCTTGACGCGAGCAAAGCCGACCAGCGTTGCCGAAAGCTGGTTGCCAGCGTCGTCGCCGCCGATGAAAGCCCATTCGCCAGGGATCAAGCCGAAGGTCGTCGGGTTGATCGTCGTCGAAGTCAGGACGAAGGTTGCGCCGACAACCGATGCGACAACATCGGCAGCCGGGAACTGATAGCCGACGACGGTAAGCGACTGCGCAGCGGCGCCCGCTTCGTCGGTAAGGGCCGAAGCCGTCGAAATGTGCGTTCCGTCGGTAAGGCCGTTGACGACGTGAAGGCCGTTGTTTGCCGTGTTGTCGAAGCCTTCGGCGAAGACGATATTGCCGACAATATAATCGGCGCTATCGGCAACGGTGAAATCGTCAGTTGCAGCGACGGCTGCAACGCCCGTTTCGGTCGTCTTCGCGCGGGCAGCGGCAAAGCAAACGGCTTCGATCGTGTCGACCGAATTCGAAAGGGTAACGTCTTCGTTCCAACCGCCGTTAGCGTCAAGGTCGACGATTGCGCCTTTCTTCCGCTGCCGCGACGGGTTGAACGGGCGCCGGGCGAGAAGCGAATAATCGCCGCCCATATCGTTGAAGCTGTTCGGCTCGCGCGTCTTCCATTCCGGCGAACCGGGAAGAACGCGGTTCGTTTCCTCGCGAGCGACGAAGAAGCCGACGTTGTTGCTGTCCTGTTTTTCGACTGTCATTGTAAACCCCTTTGCTTAGGTTTCGCAAAATTCGTATTCTGCGACGACGTTCCAACAATAGAACTTGCCGTCGTCGTCGACTTCGGAATAACGGGCTTTGCGAAACCAAACCCCGCCGCTTGTCGAAGCGCCTAGGAATATATCGCGGGCCGCGATTGCAAGCAACTCGCCATTGCGAAAACTGTCTTCCGCATCGATTGGCGCGAATACCTGAACGAAGACGTTGCCGAAGCTGTCGAATACCTGGGGGCTTGGACCTTCGCCGTTTTCCATGAAGCCCGCGCCATCGGTTCCCGCACCGCGAATGACGAACCGGGCAAAATAGGTTGTGGGCAAGCTGCCCTTTTCCTTGCCGCGCCAACGGATTTCAGGCGTCGGGGTTACGATCGTGAGCGCGTTCCAACCTGTCTTGAACAGGTTTCGCATTTCGTCGGCAGCGTCGATTGGCGAAGTGAACATTATCGCTTCACCTTCACGAAATAAAAGATCGGCGTTCCGTCAGGCGCAAGCCGGTCAATCGTCGTAATTGCGATTTCGGCCCCGTCGGGATCGGTCCCCTTAACAATCTTGTCGGAAGGAAGGGGTTCGAAATCGCCCGCCGCCATAAGCCCTATTTCGTAACCGTCGGGAACGTCAAGGTTTTGCCCCGCAATCGCCGAAAGGAAGTTTTCGGTTCCGCGTCCAAGATCGCGAGGCGCGAACCATGCGATCGAACAAG